CATCTCTTTCTCAGCGTCGGAACCGAACTCGACCTTCTTTATAATTGCTTTTGGCACCTAAAGCTCCATTACTTAAACATTCTTCTACAAGCTGAACCTTTACCGCAGCATTCTACTTCTTTTATTTCTTTTCCAAAATCATCTGTTAAGATTAGTTGTACCTTAATCTTAGCGAAAGGTTCGAGCAGTTTATGACAGTCTTGGCATACTACGATAATATTAAGTGGGCATAAAACATAATCTGGATTTCTACTTCTTTTAAATCCTCTGGAACCTAGATGGTGACATTCAAGATAACCTAAAGGATGCTCAAATTTATGTATGCCGCACCATTGACAGTTTACGATTGACTTTCTCAAAGTATGAGAAAAGTCTTTCCATTTTTCCATGTATTTCCTTTCTTATTATAGTTAGAGGAAGGGTACTTCAATAGTTGTTGGAGATGTGGCCAGTTCTAAGAACTTGGCTATTACATCTATTTGTTGAAGTACCCTTCTCTATATTAAACCTGTGGAGCAGGAGCGGGTGCTGCTGTAGGAACAGCAACAGGAGCAACTGGCGCGTTAGGAACAGGAATATTATTCAGCGTAGCCACCACAGCAGTTACCCAATTAGTAACCACAGTCGGACTTACGTTAATACCATTCTGTTTTGCATAAGTCAAGAATGTCGGAGTGATATTCGCTACCGCAATAGCCAACTTCTGTGCTCCCGATCCTGTCTGCGCATTGGCAGCGATTGAAATAACCTCAGCATTTGCCACCTCATTCACTGTGGCATTGTAGAGACTGGCAACTCCTGGAAAAGCTACGTCAATAAATGGCTCTGCGACTTGAGCCACCTTGACTGCACCTGTGAATACTTTCTCAATTGCATGACCAATATCTGAAAGAATACTCTTTACACTCATTTGCTTCTCCTTTTTACCTACTCTTTTGGGTCTTTTGGGCTTTCTGTTCCCTTTGTGGCTATTGTTTCGGTAGTTGTCTCTGGTGTTGAAGTAGTTGTTACGGTGGAGGACTGCTTACCACCGATATAAGTTAAATCTTTCCCTGTTAGAAGCGTAGAAGCTACTGCTGTTAGTGTATTAATGAGTCCTGAAACAGATACAAAAGCTGCAATCCTAAGAGATGGATCATTCCGCGACCAAGAAAATAAGAAAATCGCTAGTGCAAACGACTGAACCAAGCATAAAACAGAAATAAAATTAGCTTTAATCATCGTTATGACTTCCACAAGTGGTCTATAACTTTAACCAAAACCGCAGTTAAAACTCCAGCACCAGAGGCATAACCGACTATCTTAATCTTTAGCATCCAAATTTCAGATGTTAAAGTCTCTATTCTGTTATTAATCCCATGAATACTATCACGATTTTGCTTATGTTTGCTATTGAGATCATCTTTAAGATTATCAACTCTCTCAGTAAGCACGTCTTGGCCTCGCGCAATATTAAATATATCAGGCTCTGTCACTACTGTAGTCCCCACTAATTATTTCTATTTACAGAAGTATTTCTAATATATCTTTGCTTTCGCTTAAGAATCTCAGCCTCTATATCTTCGGTATCTCCGTCGAAATTCCAAATTCCGGGCATGTATCCGAGAGTATCAAGCACATCCCGAAGCTGTCCATTAGGATAAGTCTCTAACTCCTCCATGAACTCATTCTGGCCATGTGAATTAACCCAAAGTTCATGTCGTTCGATAATTGGGCCGAGAGAATCAATACGCATCTGCTTCGCGTTCTTAGTCTTTGGGGTCTTGAGTTCTACTATCTTTACATGCTGTATCCAAGTATCTACATCTTTAGTAGAATATTTAGACAAATCTATTCTATACTCCAAATGATACTTGAGATACTTTTGCGCAGCAATAGTCTCTAGGTGAATCTCATTAATCTTCCACGCGAAGGCGAGGTTGAACATAACTTCGATGAACTCGTCAACTCCACAGGCTTTTGCCCACACATCAAGCAAATATTCTCTGCGCGGATTCTCGTGAACCCCAGTAACAGTAATTGCATGACGACATCTTCCCTCGTTTCCGCTGTGATTCGGATCGACGCACATATATCTCGTGAGTGTTCTTGGGAATACATCAGGAATCACATCTCCATCTCGAACATGGTGCCGAATCTTTACTCTTCGTTTCTTCGTTGTAAGGACTTCTGAATTATCCGCTACTAGTTCGTAGTACCGAAGATCAGACTTCTTAAACTTAACTTCTGCTGGATTAATCGGTACATTTAAGAACTGACACGAAAAGAGATAATTACCTAACCTTTTCTTAAACTTTTCGAGCTTCTCCAAGGAGAAAGCTTCCGGGAATATCGGAGTGCCGTATGGATGTATAGGGCAACAACCACCCAAAGCAGAATGCGTAGTGAAAAGAAAATAATCCTCATTAGCTCGGATATAGGAATTGAGATCATTGTAAGCCCATCTGTTACCTACTACTACTTCGTCGTTCTCGCGGAGTCCATTCTCTGTATCGGAGTCCATAGCTCCAACAAGGAGCTTGTGGTATTCAATTGTATCTTCGAGGATACTTGGTGATTCAAATGCAGCACGACCGACAAGATCATCCTGGATACATCCGTCGTAGTGAGTTGATTGTAAGGCGCCACCGACTCCAATGAAATCATATGTTCCTTCACCATGACCCATACCGTCTTTAGTTCTTTTATGTGTGAGACTAAGATTATTCCAAGTATTTGAACTGTCAGGAATAATCTCTGGATAAATCTCTTTGAAGTCGCTATTAGATTCATAATGATTCGCTATTCTTGTTCCGAGTTTAGCTGCATTTTTAGTAACTTCTGAAACGAGGAGCCAACGATAATCTTGGCGATGCGCTCGGCGCATCCATAAGATATACTCGTCAGAATAACCAAGTGCCCTGAATATAGTCTCGTCTGAATCAATAAATGGGAGTGCTCTCCACATTGGGAGACATTCGCTGTAGACGCTGCTTTTATAATGGTCACGCGGTATCTCGATTACTTCCTGAAGTCCATCCTTCTCAACTACCTTACACATCTGATAGTGGAGGTTCTTATGCAAGTCCTTTGTGCGCTGAAACTTCGTCTTATGAAGAATAACCGTACTAAAGTAGAATAACGAACCTTGACCATTGATTCGATGTATCTTTCGTGCGAGCGCGGCTGGTGTGCCATCTGGTATAGGAATGACTTGGAAGCTATTGCATACGGAGCGCGGAGTATAAATCTTATCGCGTTCGAGCATTAGAAGCTGATTCGCTTCATCGAAGCCAATAATATCCTGTACATCGGCTATGCTATAGGCCATTACTGCACCGTAGAAGACGCAGTATCTATTTCTTCTAGCGTAGTAGCATTAATCTTTTCATTCATACTATTAATCTGCTCTTTCGCTTGCGATGCAGACACAGTAAATCCGGGAGCTACGGCTCCGGAGGGATCAGATTGAATTGTGTTTGGGTTTGCTAACTGGAGTGGCCGGAGAATATCCATAATCGAAGTGGCAGTTCTATTAGCCTCATCCATAGATTCTGGAGTCTTAAGCTCGACAGAAGACTTGGATACTTTAGCTAACTGACCATCACGATCTAGGATTTCTTGCACAGCGCGGAGAGCTACGTTCTGGTTTCTACTGAGAGCTAAGTTACGAAGCTGGAGGAGGGCTGCTGGAACCATTGCTGCAAGTTCATTCCTGCGCGCTTCTACAGAAGAGAGCATATTCTGATTGGCTTCTGATAGAACACCAGAAAGACATTCTATAGAAGCTGATTGAAATTCCTTCGTGGTCTTAAGTACAGATAGATAAACTGGCGTAATCTGTAAGAACTCAGCTATCATCTTATCTGTATAAAGATTAGTCGCACATAAGCGAGCAGCAGTTTCTATCCGTGCTCTTTTACGAAGACCCATTCCTTTATTAAGAGTTGATGGATTCCCGCCCGGAGTGATATTTTGACCATTCGACATTCTTGGGCCGGTATATGCAGCAGTGCGATTACAGTGCGGAGCGTTCACCTGCGGCCCGGCCCCCGGCGCGTTGCTAGAGGCAGGAACAGTCGTAGTTTGTGACTGTACAGGAGCCGCTTGCACGTATTTATTTTGGGTCGGATTCATTAAGTTTAAACTCATTTCGGAAGCGTCCGCTATATTCCGCGAGAGCTTGCACAAGTTTAGAGCCGAAATAACTTTCAGTAGGGAGATTGGCAGCTATATACTTATTATATAGCTCAGTATTTTCTTGTGCTCGCTGGTCGATGCTCATACCTCAAGTGTACTACCCCTGTCAAGCCCCGTATACACCCATGTACTCCCATGCTCTTGATCCACCTTATTACAGGTACGCGCTTTTCGGCAGGTAAATAATTAATATTTAGTATAAATGCGTTTTTGGTAAAAATTTTTTTGGGTTCTCCCCTGTCGAGGAGTTACAATTTCGTTTTTTGACCCCTACCCCTATTTGTAACCGAGGAGGGTACATTCTATGTGTGACCAGTTTGGTTACATACTAAGTGCGCGGCGCATTGTACCATGAGTGTGTGCTGTTGTCAATACAACTTTAGTGTT